TATTATGTATTAATTAACATGATATGTAAATTAATTTATATTTTGTGTTAATATTATGTGGGGGAGAAATTCGCCCATCTATTTCTATTTAGGAGTTTAACATGGCAAAAGTCCAAGTATTTTCTACGTTGGCGAATGACCAGTTGTACCAAAATTGGTTGCAAGGCGGTAACGATATGCCTATTAAAGATAAAGGCGTAATGATTAAAGGCGGTACAGGTGTTGCTAATGACCGTTTAATTACACCAATTGGTGTAGCTACAGAAATTGATGAAGCTGAATATGAGGCTTTAAAAAAGAATCCAGTATTTTTACAACATGAAAAAGATGGTTTTTTAAGCGTAAGCAAGAAGCCAACAGTTGTAGAAAAAGTAGTTCCTGACATGAATCTTAAAGATAAGTCAGCACCATTAACTGCTTCAGACTTCAAAGAAGATGAAGAACCGAAAGTAAACTAAGATGACTTCTCTAGTCCCTAGCTATAACGATGCAAATTTCAGATTGCAATTTCCTGCGTTTGAAAATACTACTGACTTTCCTGAAGTTCAGTTAGAAGGCTGGTGGACTATGGGAACAGCTTATATTAACGTTTTAAATAACTTTCCTTGGGATTTTAATTCTAAACAACTGCAACTTGCTTTAGATTTAATGTGCGCTCATTTAGCGCAATCATTCACAATGATAAATGCTGGCATCCCTACAGTAGTTGTTCAAGGTACTAGCGAAGGTACAGTCAACGTATCAATGACACCACCACCTGTTAAAACAGCTTTTGGCTGGTGGTTGGCAACTACCCCTTATGGCGGTCAATTGCGTGCGTTATTGCGTGCTGTAGCAAACGTAGGGCTATTTGTAGGCGGTAGTAACGAAAATCTAGGCTTTCGTAGAGCTGGTGGGTTTTTCGGATAATGGCTGCGCTTAATCTTGATAAGATTAAAGCGACATTAGAACGTGCGCCTGAGGAATTTAAAAATCTTGTTGCACAAGTAGGGTTTCCTTCAGGTAAAAATTATGAAGATGGAACGCCTGTTGCAACTGTAGCAGCATGGAATGAATACGGAACTTCCGTTTCACCTGCTCGTCCTTTCATGCGCCCAACAATAAAAGAACAAAAAGACAAATGGACTGAAACCATGAAAAAAGGTGTTCAGCAAGTTGTCTTGGGCAAAAAAGAGGCGACGGATGTATTAGAATTAGTCGGTATGCAAGCAGCAGCCGATATACAAACAAAAATATCTAGTATTTACAGTCCACCCAATGCTCCATCTACCATTAAACGCAAAGGTTCTGCAAAACCTTTAATTGATACAGGATATATGCTTGCTTCTGTATCAAGCGCAGTAAATAAGGCTGGCTCAGAATTTAAAAAGGATTGAAAATGAATTTGCGTGGAATAGTAAATAAATATACTCAGATAACTAATCCAAACATTCAAATCAATTGGATTCAATCTACTGGCTATACAACTAATGCAGCAGGTAAAAGAACACCAACAAGTTTAACACTGACTGTTCAAGCTCAAGTTCAAGCATTAAGTTCTACAGATTTACAACATACTGATGGATTAAACATTACAGGCGTAATGCGTTCAGTTTACCTCTATGGCAACGCTGCTGGCGTTGTAAGAGCCGATAACATTGGCGGTGATATATTGGTATTCCCTGAAGTTCCAAATGGCTGTAATCGCAATTGGCTTATTACTCAAGTTGTAGAAACTTGGTCTGATTGGTGCCATGTTATCGTAACCTTACAACAGGAATAAATTATGCAAATTAATGTAAACAATGGAACACCTGGATTAGCTGCCGATGCAGCAGTATCAATTGACCAGTTTGGTAATCCTTTAGTCAATATTCCAACATACCGAGTAGGTGTTTATGATATTACACCAGCTTCACCTGCAACTGATGTATTTACTATTACAGGTTCAGCAACTAAAACAATCAAAATTACAAGATTACAAGTAACTGCGGATAATTCTAGTTCTGCTGGCGTAATTGACTTTTATTGTTTTTTTAGGACTACAGCTAATACAGGTGGCACTTCTACAGTATTAACGGGTGTTCCTTATGACACAACCAATCCAGCACCAACGGCAGTTGTTAGGGCTTATTCAGCTAATCCTGCCACATTAGGAACTGGAACTTTTATGTTTGGTGACCATTATGCTTTGGCTAATGCTTCTAATAGTGGTATTCCTATATTCCCGTGGATTGAAGATTTTGGAATTAGAAACACTCAGCCCATTATTTTGCGTGGCGTTAATCAATCATTCTGTTTTGGTTTAAATGGCGATACAGTTCCTAGTGGAACTAATATTTATATTTCAATAGAGTGGACTGAAGAATGAGTGTAACAATTGACATCATTGACCAAGATGTATTTACGGCTTTGGTGACATTTTTTAATACATTTTTACCTAGCGGTACGCAAGTAGTTCAAGGGCAGGATAACTTAGTTGCCATGCCTAAAGGCGGTTTTGTTGTAATGACTAATGGAGCTATGGATAGATTATCTTTTAACGTAGATGACTATAACTCAGCGTTACAACAAAAAATGATTTTAACGCCAACAAGATATGAGATGCAGCTTGATTTTTATGGCTCTACGTCACAAACGTGGGCTATGCAAACTCAGGCTTTATTTCGTGACCAGTACGCAACTGACATTTTCCCTGCGAATATTCAGCCATTGTACGCAGATGACCCTGTTCAAATTCCTCTGATTGATGGGGAACAACAATATGAACAACGCTGGAAGATAACGGCAAGTTTACAATACAACCCAATATTGACTACATCACAACAATCAATGTTGGAAGCAAATGTAACGCTTGCACCAATCGACCAAACATTTAAACCATAGGAGCTTTTATGAGTACCATTCCTTTTTCACAAGTAGTAAACGTAATTCCATCGGTATTAGCAGCCAATGGCATCGCTGTTGACCTAAATGGTCTGATGCTCACGCAAAATGCTCTAGCACCAGCAGGTACGGTTTTACAATTTGCAACGGCAGCTAACGTTCAAAGTTATTTTGGCGCAGGTTCGACTGAAGCAACATTGGCAAGTATTTATTTTAACGGCACTTCAGATAGCACAACTTTACCAGGTGCTTTGTTAGTAGCTAATTATCCTGAAGCTGCAACTGCTGGTTGGTTGCGTAGTGGAAACATGGCTTCAATGACTTTAGGTCAATTGCAAGCATTGGGTTCAGGCACTTTAACTCTTACAGTTGCTGGCACACCAATTACTTCAGGCACTATTTCATTAGCAGCCGTTTCAAGTTTTAGTGCAGCAGCAACAGCAATTCAAGCTGCATTTACAACACCGCCATTTACGGTTACTTGGAACTCTACAGTAAGCGCATTTATTTTTACGACTAATACTACAGGCGCAACTGCAACAATTTCTTATGCAACAGGCACTTTATCTACAGGCTTATTGCTAACTCAAGCTACTGGCGCAGTATTGTCACAAGGTCAAGCGGTTGGTGTTCCAGCAACATTTATGAACACTATCATTGCTTCTAATCAAAATTGGGCTACATTCTTTACAACATGGGAATCAACAATTACAGAAAAAGAAGCATTTGCTACTTGGTCTAATTCTGTTGCTCCTCGCTATTTATATGTATGTCAAGATTCTGACATTAACATTTTAACAGCTAATAATACAGTTACTTTTGGCAATTATTTGCAAACAAATCAATTAGTTGGTACTTGTGCAATTTATGGTACAAATTCATTGTCTGCTTTTGTTGCTGGTTATGCTGCATCATTGAATTTCAATGCGTTAAATGGTCGTACTACTTTAGACTTCTGCCAACAATCAGGTTTAACTCCTGCGGTATCTAATGCAACTAATTTGGCTGCTGTAGTTTCTAACGGCTATAACACTTACGCTGCATACGGTTCTAACAATCCTGCAAATAACGCTAACTGGTTTACTCCAGGCTCAGTTTCAGGCAAATGGTTATGGGCTGATACTTATGTAAACCAAATTTGGTTAAACGCAAACTTACAAACAGCTTTGGTTGATTTGTTGTTGTCAGTAAATTCTATTCCTTACAATGCTCAAGGTTACTCATTGATTAACGCTGCTTGTTTAGACCCAATCAACGCTGCAATTAACTTTGGTGCTATTCGTAAAGGTATTCAAGTATCTGCTGCTCAAGCTGCTGAAATCCAATATGCTTTAGGTTTCAATGCTGCACCACAAATCCAATCACAAGGTTATGTGTTGTATATTGCTCCTGCAACGGCTCAAACTCGTGCTGCTCGTCAATCACCACCAATCACTCTATACTATCAAGATGGTGAAAGCGTACAACAAATTACTCTTGCTTCTATCGTAATTCAATAAGGATTAAATCATGGCAACAATAACCTCGGCAAATTCAGTATTAACACTTGCGGTAGCAGGTGTATTTGGTAGCGCAACAAACATTCAAGGCTTTGCTGTTGATGATGCTTTTGAATCAGAAGCTGTGCAACAATCAGAAACTCTTATGGGAGTTGATGGGCATTTATCAGGCGGTAAAGTATGGGTTCCATACAAAATGACAGTTCATTTACAAGCGGATAGTCCAAGTGTTCAAATTTTTGATGCTTGGCGAGCTGCTCAAGATGCGGCAGTTGACGTTTTTACAGCCGATGGTACAATTGTTCTTCAATCCACAGGTGTTACATATACACTAAAAAATGGTTACTTAACAACAGCGACACCTTTTCCTGCTGTTAAGAAAACATTGCAACCAGTAGTATATGAAATCACATGGGAATCAATTGTAGGTACACAAAACGGGTTATAAATAAATTATGGCTAGAAAAGAAACGACATTTGTAGCGGATACTGGTAGAGATACTGGAAAACAATTTTTAATCACAGAAATGTCGGCTTCTCAAGCTGAAAACTGGGCTTTTCGGGTAATCCTTGCTATCGGCAATGCTGGTATCGAGATACCCGAAGGTTTAGCTGAACAAGGCATGGCTGGATTGTTAGCAGTCGGATATATGAATTTGCTTAAAATTCCTTTTGAATCTGCAAAACCGTTATTAGATGAGATGATGACTTGCGTACAAATCATGCCATCTACTAATGTTAAACGTAATTTAATTGAAGAAGATATTGAAGAA